ACGTTCGACAAGGGCGAAGTCGACATGGAGATCACCATCTCGGCGCGCACCCCACGCGAACGACGCCGCATCTTCCGAGAGTGGCTCGACGCGTGGTCCCCGTACGAGACCGGCCGGCTGACGTGGTTCACCCAGGACATGGGGCACTGGTGGATGGATCTGCGGCACCAGCAGGAGCCGCGCGACGTGCTGCCACCCGACTTTGCGTCGAACTGGCCCCTCGACTGGGCGGCCCGCTACGACTTCCCGTTCTGGGCGTCGTTCGACTCGATCGCCGAAACCCCGGCCGGGTGGACGGGTGGCCAGTGGTTCGCGAACGTCCGAAACCGCGGCGACATGTCGGGATGGCCCCGCTACCTCCTGCAGGGTCCGGGGGTGTTCTCGATCGCCGACAACGGCCCGACCGGGCCGACGGTCCGCACGATCACGATCGAGGTGAAGACCGGCGAAGTCGTCCTCATCACCACCCTGCCGCGTAAACGCACTGCGACTGAACTGAACACGAAGGTCAACGTGTATCCGCGGCTGAAGAATCGGTTCTCGCGGGGAGTGAAGGGCGGTGCGGCGGTGTCGATCCCGATCTCGGCGACCGGGACCATCGCAGGGAAGACCGCGGTGAAAGTGTCACTCACTCCGTACCGGCGGTGGCCCGAATGACACCGGTGCTGACTCGGCAACGCATCACCAAGGCGGGGACGTTCACCGGCTGGTCGGGCAGCGAGAAGCAGGTGACCGGGTGGATCTCCGATCCCACCTACCCGGCCGCGATCTCCGCGAACAAGCTGCAGGTCACCGGATCTGGGATGGCGACCGTGTCGGCGACGGTCGGCTACGACACCACCCTCAGCGTCGACGGCGTCGTCAAGCTGTACCACAACGGCACGGTCATCGGCACCGCAACGATGACCGACGACGGCACCTACACCATCGGCCCGGTCAGCGTGTCCGTGGCGGCCGGCGACCTGATCCACCTCACCTTCACAAAGGGCGGCGTGTTCGGATCGGTCACCGCGGCCAACACCGAGATCGTCATCATCCCGGTGCCGGCTGCCACCACCAATCCGGACGGCACCGTCACAGGTGGGTTCACCGAACTCGACCTGACCGAGATGACGGGGATGGAAGCGTTTGTCCTCGCTGACCAGCTCGCCGAACAGCAGGAATCCGCACCGGAACTCGATGTCCGCATCCATGACAAGGACGGGTTCGCGCTCGGCCAGGTCGGTGACTACATGTCGACGACCGCCACGTTCAAACGCAACAAGGTCGGTCCGGGCACGATCGAGCTGAAGGGTGACGATCCGTGGGGGCCGGTCGGTATGACCTGCCACAAAACGGTTGTGCCGGTGACGATCCGCACCGACAACTACAAGTGGACCGGCCGGGTCGACACCTGCTCGAAAGACACCGTCGACGGCATCATGTCGTTCACGATGCAGCTCGTCGACGACAAGTCGTGGTTCGACCACATCCTGGTGTTCCCGACATGGTTCTCGCCGGTGCAGTTTCAGCCGATCCGCGAATCCGTCCACATCGGGCCCGCGGTCACCTGCATCAAGAACATGATCTCCGAGCAGGGGCTACGGCTGAACGCGGGACTGTGGAACATCGTCAACAACGTCACCAACCCGGCGGCGGTGTTCGCCGACCTGATGATGAAGTTCGAGTTCGTCGAGGACTTCCTCGACGGCAACGGCGCCCAGGTCGACGTGCCGTTCGTGGTGGTGCCGACGAACCCGTTCACCGACACGTCGAAGTGGACGGCGATGACCGCCCGCATGGACTCGATCGCGACGGTCGTCGAGCAGACGCTGAAGGACTGCGGCCTCGAACTCAAGGCGTGGCTGTGGGAACCGGGCGACGAGCAACCCGCACCCGACTCGTTCATTCTCACCCGCCCGACGATCGTGTTCGACGTCGTCGACAAGACGAACGTGCAGCACATCACCGGCACCGCGCTCGACGGACTGATCGGCACCGCGGTCGAACTGTCCGACACCCTGTTCGGCGAAATCGTGTTCGCGATGACCGGGCAGAACGTTGCCGACCAGTACCTCACCGACGCGACGAACCCGTACGGCGGAATCCTGTCGCACTGGCTCGGCCTCGACAGCAAACCGCCCTGGGTGATCTACGAGGACGGACCGTACTCGGGGATCAAGGAATCTCACATCACCGCCCACCACCCCCTGGCCTGGCAGGTCGTGGGTGGTGGGAAGAGCCCGGAATGGGTGAACAAGGGCATCGACCTGATCCTCGAGGCCTTGCTGGGGGCGATCATCGCGGCCGCGGCGGCAGCGTCCGGCGGTGCGGCCGCCGCGATCTCGGCGATCCCGTCGTCGCTTCTCGACGGTGTGTTCGACAACATGATCCTCGCGTTCCAGCTGATCACGAACTTCGCGAGGAAACGGTCGCTGGGCAAGTTCGGGTGGCCGGAGTTCTTCACCCAAACCGGCGGCACCGCGTGGACGCTGAACGAGCTCGTCGCCCTCGAGTCTGCGATGTGGGATTCGCGGGGCTATTTCAGCTTCCAGATGGTCACCCGCGACGGGTCGCCGTACACGTTCGGTGATGGGCCGGGGGCGGATTTCTTCATCAACGATCCGGTGTCGTGGATCGATGACGGCGTCATCTACACCGACTACTGCGATGAGGCGGTCGTCACCGACAACCGCGAAACCTACGACCTGACGATCACGATCGGTGACGGCTCCGCGCAGGAGGCACCGGTGGCGAAGCTGATGCGTTACATGTCGTCGGCCGATTCAGCCATCAAAGCAATCACGCTCGCGGCCTAACACTTTCAGGAGGACTGAGTGAGCTGGGTACAGAATCCGGACGGTTCGATCACAGCGACAGTGACGTGTCATTTCCCGGCCGCAACCTACGATCCGCTCGGCACCGGCACGGCAACGATGACGATCGTCCTCGACAACGCCACCGCGACGGTCGCCGCGTTGGCGTCCGGCCCGGCCGGCCCGCCGCCGGAGATCCGCAACATCATCGTCAACCAGCTCACCCCCGGTGTGGACACAATGCCGACCCCGGCGGCGTCGGCCACCCTCATCACGCCGGGCGACTCTGGCACCCCGTCCGTCTACGACCTGACCCTGAACATCTGGAAGGGCACCGACGGCGACGACGGAACACCCGGGTCGATACTCGGCTCGTCCGACATCACTGGCACCCCCGCTGACGGTCAGGTGATCGTCTACTCGTCGGCGACCAGCAAAGGGGTGTGGAAGAACGTCGCGACGCTTCCGGTGGTGCGTCCGCTGTTCGTCGTCGCCGGATCGAGTTTCACCGCGCTCACAATGTCGACGTCGACGACGACCGGCATCATGACGTCGCTCACCATCCCAGGCCAGCCGTTCGCCTACCGGCCACGGGTCGAGGGCGAGTTCGAAGTGACCGGCGCTGTCGGCACTCGGATCGACGGTGAAATTCGGATGGGATCGTCGGCAACCGACGCGGCGACGATCGCCACCTCGGGTACCCGGGTCGGCGCGGGCCGCGGTGTCGAATCGGCCGGCGCGGTCCTCGTCCCCGTGCGACCGAGGATCGGCGCCGCCGTCACCCCCGGCATGTCCTCGCCCCCAGCAGTGGTCGCCGCGTCGACCGACCAGAAATTCGTGTTCTCCGCAGTCCGCCAGTACGGAACCTCCGCGTGGTCCACCACCCAAACCGACGCGGAACTCCGCATCTGGCTCGAAGCAGTCTGACCCCCCAGCACCACAAAAGGTGGTTGAACGATGTCTTTCCGAACTGCGTACGGCAACAACTACTCCGAGAACGGTTGGCGCATGTGCAACCGCGACGAATGCACCGTCGTCACCGTCGGCGGCATGAGTGTCCCGGTCCGCGCCGGCTGGGCGGCCGTCGCGCTGCGGGCGTGGATGCATTACTTCCACGAGCACGTCGAGGCGCTCGACCAGTACTTCCCGATCGACGACTGGGGATGGTCGTCGACGAACGCGGTCGGCAACTCGAATCATCTGTCGGGTACTGGTGTCGATCTCAACGCCACCGAGCACCCCTGGAAAATCGACGCCTCCCGCAACTTCACGGCAGCCCAGATCGCCGAGATCCGCGTCGGGCTCGCGAAGTTCGAGGGAAACATCTTCTGGGGACAGGACTGGTCGACCCGCGACCCGATGCATTTCCAGCTCAACTCCGGAACCGCCGCCGGCACCGGGGCCTCGACCAAACTGGTCGACTTCTGCCAGCGCCGAATCGGCACCGACGGCCGCCTCATCGAAGGGCCGCCGCCGTGGCAGCCCACGACGGCCGACTTCGAAGCATTCTCCCAACTCGGAAGGTTCTGACATGGGCACCTATTGGGCGGACGTCTCTCAGTATCAGCGGGTCGTCGACGACTCCTATCCGCACCGGATCTTCTGTTTCCGCACCAACACCGGCAACAAGAAAGACACCGCAGCGGACGCGAACCTCACGTGGGCGTTGTCGGGGCTCGAGCGGGGCCGTCTCGACATTGTGATCGCCTACTACTTTTTCCGCCCGGGTCAGGCCAATTGCGATCTGTGGCGCCAGGTCGTCACCCGCAACGGCCAAATCGATCCGCGCATTGTGTGCATGGTCGACGTCGAGGGCGACAACGGCAGTGTGCGCGGCAACAATTCGGTCGAGATCAACGACGAGGTGCGTCGGGTGCAGGGCTGGCTCGGCGGCAAACGGGTGATCGGCTACCTCAACCCGAACGCCGACCCCGGCCTGTGGCCCACCCGCCCCGGCATCCCGCTGGTGGTGCCGCACTACAACAACGCGCCCGGCCAGTCGTACGCGTTCCCGGATCGCTTCGCCCACCAATACTCCGACCGCGTGCCGTGCCCGCCGTTCGGGCCCTGCGACGCGAACTACACCGACCTGACCATCACCCAACTCAAAACGCTGTTCGGCATCACCGAAGGAGAAGAACCCATGGCAACACTCGACCAGGACCAGGCCAACGCCGTCGCCGAGGGCGGCGCCCAGCTCAAGCGCTACCCGGGCCGCATCCGACTCCCCTCGGCGTGGCTGCGCAAGATCCTCGGCAACTCGTGGCTCGACAAGGAGGGGCCACGGTTCGCTGACTCCCATGCTGCCGTCGTCAACGAGATCGTGTGGGACGGGTACGACTTCACCAGCCCGATCAACGATGTCGCGCTGCTCGACATCCCCGACGAGCAGGGCAAGAACCTCGTGACGATGGTGCGCCAGATCGGCGCCCGACAGTCGCGGATCGAAAAGAAACTGGACCGTCTGCTGGCGGCCATCGAGATCAAGGAGCAATGACCACATGGCACAAAGGCATCCGAGTACTGAGCACATGCTGTCGCTGTTCGAGTACGAACATCTGCCGCCGCATCTGGGGCGGGTCTCGCGCCCGTTCCACGACCTCGCCCACCAGGTCGCCGACGACCTGGGCGATGGCCCGGAGCTGACCGTCGGGCTCCGCAAACTCCTCGAGGCGAAGGACAGCATCGTCCGCCACGCCGTTCTCGAATCCCGAAAGGACATCTGACCATGATCACCACCACCGACCTTCGGGTGTTCCTTGAGGACACCGCCGAACGCGCCATCAAGACGTTCGCCCAGACGTTGCTGCTGTTCCTCGTCGCCGGCGTATCTGTTGTGAGCGTGCCGTGGGGTACCGCGCTGGGCGCGGCTGGTCTCGCGACCGTCGCGACTGTGCTGCTGTCGCTGTCGACGGTGTCGCTCAACGCGGCCAACCCGTATGTCGAATCGTTGATCCGGGCGGCCCGCACGTTCATCG